CAGTTGTAGGTGTAGAACCTGATTTAATTACTAACTCACCACTAGAATTTGTTAAACTACCAAAAGTTGTACCATCATCTTTAAGTGTGACATCTGCACCACCTGCATCTAAAACAATATCTGCTGTAGCATCTAAAGTAATATCTGCACCTGAATCTATTTCTGCAATAACTGGTGTTGTTAAAGTTTTATTTGTAAGTGTAGCAGTTGAAGTTGCTGATACTAATCTAGCATCACCACCTGTACTAGGTAGGGTTAGGACATTATTTGCAGATTCTGAATGTGGTGCGGCTTTTATCTGTTGCCCATGTGAATTACTTTCACAATTAAATTGAATAGTACCTTGATTAGTATTACCTTTAATAGTTACATGACCTGTGCCATTTGGTGCTAATTCTATATCTGCGTTTGAAGTAGTTACAATATCTGCACCATTCATATCAAGATTACCACCTAACTGAGGTGTAGTATCTTCAACTACGTTTGATATTGCACCTGACGTTGCAAGTCCTGCTACTACTGCTGATCTTGCAATTTTTTTAAGACCACCACCTGAAGTATCAACTGCTAAGAATACATCATCATTAGCAACTGTAGATATCTCTGATAATGAACCTACTGCTATTGAATTAAAATTTGTACCATCTGCAATTAATAAATTACCTGCAGTATTTGTACCCATAGTAATATCATCACCAGATACTGTAAGATCTCCAGAGATAGTTAAATTTCTAAGACCAGTTAAATCTTTATCAGAATCTACTATAACTGCTTTTGATGCACTTACAGTTCCTGCTGTAATACCATCAACTAAATTTAATTCTGCTGCTGTTGAAGTAACTCCGTCTAGTATATTTAGTTCAGCAGTTGTGGATGTTACTCCATCCATAATATTTAATTCTGCTGCTGTTGCAGTTACACCATCAAGGATATTTAGTTCTGCTGCAGTAGAAGTTACACCATCTAATATATTAAGCTCTGCTGCTGTTGAAGTTACACCATCTAATATGTTTAACTCAGCTGCAGTTGATGTAATAAGTGTACCATCTAAATTGATAGCATCAACATTAGCTGTACCATCTATAAATAAATCTTTAAACTCAAGAGAGGAAGTTCCTAAGTCTATATCATTATCTGTAATAGGTACTATTGCACCATCTTGTATTCTTAATTGTTGTACTGCTGCTGATGATACTTCAACATAAAATTCTAAATGATTATTAGTTGTATCAACTAGTATCTTATTTAATGCATCTGCATCTCTAAGTGTACTAATAGGTCCACCTTCACCCGCAGTTCCATCATGCGTGTGTCCTGTAGTTGCGTTAAACGCAGCTAATACTTGGTTAAACTCATCGTTAGAATGAGCAGCAAGTATGGTATCACCTGTAGTGAAACTTGCTTGTCGTGCTGAATAGCCTGCCATTATCTTCTTCCTCCTGGGGTAAATTCTAATTGAAATCCTTTAACTGAAAATGAGTCTGCACTATTTTGATCATCTATTTGTAGTGCTACTGCAAATCCAGATCCTTCTACTGTTTGCCTAACTAATGGAACACCTGATGCATCATATAGTGAACTACCATATTTAGCAGCACCATATTGTCCTGCACCACCTACTGTTGGTAGAGATATCTTTTCTGGTTGTGGACTATTCTGGTCATCATAATTATATCTAAGAGCTAAGTTTGCATCAATAGATGTACCTTCACCTTCATAATTTAAATTAACTCTTTGCATATACTTTCTTATACCTGGGTCTCCCATAACCATATCAGGTGATCTATATACAGCTTGTATAGTAGTTGTAGTTGCACCTGTAGCAAAAGTATTTCCTGTTTCCATTTTATAGATGAATCCATCATAACCACCAAATACTTGTGTTTCAACATTACTAATAAAATCTGAATCTGTGCAAGCAGGTTTAATACCTACCATATCTGCATATTCAAATCCTATACCACCTGTATTAGGATTATTTTTTAATACACCTATAATTCCTTTAGATGATAGTTGTCCTCCAGCATCTGTTGGATAAAATAATCTATATTGTGATTTATCTCTAATAACTAAAGATGTTATTCTATCTAATCCTATATCATCAATTCTAGATTGTATCTGTCTAGATATAGATCCTAGTTCAACGTCACCAATTCTAGCTGTACCTGCAATAGTTCTTAAACCATCTGGTGCTAAAAATATAACGTCACCACCAATCTCTTGAATACTACCACCATCTCTACATCCAATATTTCTTGTAACTTCTTGTACTGCAAAATTACTAGATGTTGTTCCTGTTAATTTATATATTCTGTCTTCACAAAATATAATTAATTCATTTCTAAATACTTTTAATCCAACAACAGCAGAGTCAACTTTAAATGATCCTGCACCACTAGCAGTTGTAAAATTATCTTCTGCAAATGGTACACTAAATATAACTTCTTGTGAATTAGTTGCACCAGCATAAAACATATGGTTTTGAAATGCTTTTACGAACTTAGGATTAGTTGGGGCTGTACCACCGCCTGTTGCATTTACAACATCAACTGCAAAACTAGAATTAATTATTTGTGCAGGTGAATGTCCAGTAGCAATTATTATCTTATCAGTACCATCAAAATTAAATTTTTCAAAATCGTATGCTCTAGTTGCTGTACCTAATCCAGTTGTTAAAGTAGTAAAACTGCCTGATGTAGTGCCTCTATGTATATCTCCACCTCTAGCAACAATAACTTGATTATTAAATATAATAGAACAGTCTACTGTTAGACTACTATTACTGGATCCTTGTGGTACAATCGTAGTATTAAACTGTGCTGTTCCACTAACACGTCTATATCCACCTTTAATATCAGGTTCAAAATTTTGTAATATAAGTGCTTCTCCAGGTTGCATAGAGAATACATCTTTATTCAATGTTAATCCTCCTGCACAACTTACTACGAAAGGTGATATTAAATCTGTAGTTGGCATTATCTATCTGACATTACGTTATATATTCTAACATCTGATCTCATATACTCAGCTTTAGTAGAATAATCTGTTTTTAGTAATCTTAATTTTCTTTGATAATCTCTATCAGCTAACTGTGCATGTTGTGGATCTGATCTAAGCATATATGTATAATATTTTGATCTATCTGTAATTAATGATGCAAATCTATCTGGTAAAGATATTGTATCACCATGTGCTGATAAATCTGTATGTGTAGTATAATAATTATATGATAATGTTTGTTGATCATCACTAGGTATTGGTGTTACACCAAATGCTGTAAAGTTTGGTAATATATAAACTCTAGCTGGTGTTCCATATACATCACTATCATTTCTATCATCTATTGGTTTATAATTCTGTAAATAATCATCGTATGTTATATACTGTACTTTTTGTCTAGTAACATCACTTCTTGAACATCTAACATAATCTACGTCTAATTGTATACCACTTGACTCTACATATATAAATGAAGATTTTGCAGTTGCTGTAAATGTAGCGTTTAATATAGCACCTTGACCAAAGTCAGTTACAGCTAATGTAGTATTTAAATTTTGTGTACCACCTGCTGATGTTCCAACTCTGACAATTAATGCAGTACTAGAACTGTTTGGACTTAATACTCTAATTTGTAATTTATATTCTTTATTAACTGTAGTTTCAACAGCTTGATATGCTGCTGCGTCATTTAAGTTTAATCTACCATTACCACTAGAAGTATAAGAAGGTGATCCATCACCAGTTGTCCAGTTACTTATATTAGATGTAAACTCACCATTAGTTACTAATTCTCTTGGACCAATAGTAAATGAATCTCTATCTATCTTTCTAAAATCTGCTGGAAAGTCATATTCTGCATCTCCAGTAGTTAAATTCTGTGTTGTTCTTGCATATAGTAAAGGTATTTCAGATGCTTCGTTATAAATATCATGTACACTTTTGTTTACAAAATCTTTAACGGCAGTCTGTATACCTCTACTAGCACTAAACGTACTAGAGGTTAACTCTGTTTCGTTTAATTCTCTAAGTACTCTATTTGTTAGTGTTAGGTAAGTTGTTGCCATTTTATAGTTATTTTAAAAATTTATTAAGGGGGATAATAATACCCCCCTTAAATTATTTATTTATTAGTTACGATCTGTTTCATCAATACCTGATACATCACATACGACAGCATAAACTCTCACCTTTGCAGATGTGTCTTGTGCTCCCAATACTTTAATATCAATGGTATCAG